CAGGCGTTAGAGCGCTATGTGAGGGAGCATTTAAATGACATTGGAGAGGGAAAACTCAATTTCGATTGAGTATGACGCAGCATTTGTTCAGAACGTCTACCTCAAAAGTTTCACCCCCGAACCACATTATGATGTGGCCGATTGGGCCGATAAATACCGGCTGTTATCCGGTAAATCTGCAGCAGAACCCGGGGAATGGAAAACCGCCCGCACGCCGTACCTCAAAGAGGTGATGAACCAACTTTCCACCAGCTCGCCTGCTCAGCGCATTGTATTCATGAAGGGCGCGCAGGTCGGCGGAACGGAAGCCGGTAATAACTGGATTGGCTATATCATCCACATGGCGCCGGGGCCGATGATGGCGGTATCGCCGACGGTCGAGCTGGCCAAGCGTAATTCGAAGCAGCGAATTGAGCCATTACTGCAGGAAACGCCTGAATTGCGGGAACGTGTGAAGCCTGCCCGTGAACGGGATAGCGGCAATACGATCCTGAGCAAAGAATTTGACGGCGGTCTGCTGATTATGACGGGGGCAAATTCGGCGGCGGGTCTGCGCTCCATGCCTGCACGCTATTTGTTTATGGATGAGATTGATGCGTATCCAGGAGACGTTGGCGGCGAAGGTGATCCGATTCTGCTCGCAGAACGCCGAAGCGCAACATTTCGCCTGCGCCGTAAGATTTTTATGGTGAGTACGCCAACAGTAAAAGGGATATCTCGTGTGCAGCGTGAGTTTGAAAAAAGCGATCAACGCTATTTTTTTGTTCCTTGCACATCATGTGGCCATTACCAGCATTTGCGCTTTACACAACTGCGCTGGCCTGAAGGAGAACCAGAGGATGCCAAATACGCTTGTGAATCCTGCGGGCATCTCATGCACAATCATGAGAAAACCTTACTGCTTTCCAAGGGTGAATGGCGGGCAACGGCGGAAAGTGTTGATGGCACGGTTGGTTATCACCTCTCATCGCTCTACAGCCCTGTGGGATGGTTTAGCTGGTCGGATGCGGCAACGCTGTTTGAAGAAGCCAAGCGCAACCCTGATCTCATGAAGGGTTTTGTCAATACGGTGCTGGGTGAACCTTACGAGGAATCATCTGAAGCACCGGAATGGCAACGCATTTACGAGCGCCGTGAAAAATACAGCCAAGGCATTGTGCCGATGGGCGGTTTATTCCTCACCGCTGGTGTGGATGTGCAAAAAGACCGCCTTGAATGTGAGGTGGTCGCTTGGGGGCGCAATAAACAAAACTGGTCAGTGGATTACATCATCATCGATGGAGATACCGCCCGCCAAGATACATGGGATCGGCTCGCGGTCGAAGTTTTGGAACGTGATTGGCCTCACGCCTCAGGTCAGACCATGCCTATTCGGGTGATGGCGGTGGATTCTGGTTATGCCACACAGGATGTTTACGCCTTTGTGCGCCAGCATCCGCAGGCTGTTTGGGGCGGTTCGGGCGCACGCGCCAGCCAACCACGCACTGTGGTGGCCATTAAGGGACAGGAACGCGATACAGCGCTCATCTTGAGTGTGTCCAAAGCCGATACGGGCGGAAAACGTCGAGGGCTTAGGGTTTGGAATGTCTCTGGCCCCGTGGCGAAAATGGAGCTTTACCGCTGGTTAAAATTGGAATGGCCAACTGATAAAGATTTGGAAGATGGCGTGGCGTATCCGCCCGGCAGTTGTCACTTCCCGCAATATGGCGAGGAGTATTTTAAACAGCTGACCGCTGAGCGTTGCATCACCCGTGTGGTGCGAGGTTTTCCAAAACAGGTTTGGGAGAAAGACCCAAGCCGTAATAACGAAGCCTTGGACTGCCGTGTTTATGCACGGGCGGCGGCCAGCATTTATGGGCTGGATCGCATGTCTGATTATAAATGGCGGGCATTAGAAAAAAGCCTCGGGCAAGAGGTCATTATTCCAACCAAAGGCGTAGAAATGCCTCTGCCTATGGTGACAGCAACGCCAGAACAACCAAAACAAACGCCCAGTCAAAAGCCGAGAGTGCCTCAACGCAAGGTAATCAAGGCCGATGATCCGTATTTATAAGGAGTATCTCTTATGACCGACACATTGCTGGAATTGCAAAGCCGATTGGTGCAGGCGAAAGAAGCGCGTCATCGCCTGCTGACAGGATCGCAAGAAGTGACCGTCAGCTTGCACGGCTATGGCTCAACCACCTATAGCGCCGCCAATGTTGAGGCGCTGGAGCGTTATATTCACGAGCTTGAAGCAGAAATCGCCAAGAAAAGCGGCTCTGCCCGTCGCGGTATTATCCGCACCAGTTTTTAAGGATATTCAAATATGGTTCAACTTTTAGACAGCGCAGGTAATCCGTTAAAGGCCAGTGATACGGCACACCGTGCGGCATCGCATCGTGCGCGGGAGCTTTCCAGCTGGCTACCGCCTTTAGGCTCTGCCGATAGTGATTTGCTGGGTGAATTACCCACACTGGTATCACGTTCTCGGGATTTAAGCCGTAACCATGGTGTGGCGGCGGGTGCGATGCAAACACTCACTGATAATGTGGTCGGCACGGGTTTGCGTTTATCGGCAACGCCTGATTATCGCAGCTTAGGCAAAGACAAGAAATGGGCGGATGAATGGTCGCGCGGGGTGGAATCTCTCTGGCGTGCATGGGCGGAAAGCACCGATTGTGATGCCGCAAAAAGCCTGACATTTGCGGGTATGACCTGCCTTGTGTTCCGCTCCAGTATTGTGAATGGCGAAGCGCTGGCACTGCCTTTGTGGCTGGAAAACAGAGGCGCAAAATTCGCAACCACCATTCAGTTGGTTGAAGCAGATCGCTTGTGTAACCCGAACGGCAAGCAGGATAGTAAATATCTTCGCGCTGGGATTGAGATTGATGCTTACGGCGCACCGCGTGCCTATCATATCCGCAAAAGCCACCCCGGCGATGCGTATTTGGGATTTGGCGTTGATATCAGCGATTGGGAGCGTATTCCGTTTGCGACCAGTTTTGGTCGTCGCCGTGTTCTACATATCCATGATAAGGAGCGCACAGGCCAGCACCGCGGCAAACCGCTTCTCACTTCCATCATGCCGATGTTTAAAATGCTGGATCATTACGAGCGATCTGAGCTTCAGGCGGCGGTGGTCAATGCCATGATTGCGGCCTTTATTGAAACACCGCTGGACGGTGAAAGCATTGGCGAGATGTTTGGCGGATCGGTTGAGGATTATCTCGCCGCCCGTAATGAATGGGATATTCGTCTGCAGGGTGGATCAATTATTCCGATCTTCCCTGGCGATAAGGTTGCGCCTTTTACGCCAAGCCGCCCCAATAGCGGATATGGCCAGTTTGTCGAAAATGTCCTGCGTCATATTGGTGCGGGGCTGAATATCCCATTTGAATTGTTGATGAAGGATTTTTCCAAAACCAATTATTCAAGCGCCCGCGCGGCACTCTTGGAGGCGTGGCGATATTTCTCCGCGCAGCGTCAGTGGCTTGCCACCTACTGGGCAAGGCCTGTGTACGAGCTGTGGCTGGAAGAAGCTATTAACAAAGGGCTTATTGAAGCCCCTGATTTTTATGAGAACAAAGCCGCATGGACCAGGTGCAAATGGATCGGCCCCGGTCGAGGCTGGGTTGATCCTGTGAAAGAAGCCAAAGCCGCCCATCTACGGATGCAAATTGGTCTTTCCACACTGGAAGATGAATGTGCCAGCCAAGGTTTGGATTGGGAAGAAGTCTTGGAACAGCTTGCCCGTGAAAAAGCCAAGATCACTGAGCTTGGCCTCACGATTAATGATGTGAACAGCATATTAAATACCAATACAGAAGAAAAAGAGGAAAATGATGAGAATCTGGAACCGCATAACCGGTGATCCGTGGGCGATTACCGAAACAGCTTTGCACACGATTTTGGAAGTCGCCGCACGTGAAAATGAAGCGCCCGAAGCGGTTGCTGCTAAACTTGGTCGCCAATTGCAAAACAGCTATAACGCTACCGAACGAGATGGTGTTGCTATTATCCCTGTGACGGGGCCGTTGTTTCGTTACGCCAATATCTTCACGGCTATCAGTGGTGCATCCAGTTATGAATTGATTGCGCGTGATTTTATGAGCGCCCTTGAAAACCCGCAAATCACATCGATTATTTTGGATATCGATTCCCCCGGCGGTGAAGTCAACGGCGTGTCGGAGCTGGCCAGTATGATCTTTGAAGCGCGCGGTACAAAGCCGGTTATTGCTTATGCTTCCGGTGATGCGGCATCTGGTGCGTATTGGATTGCCTCTGCCGCCGATGAAATTGTGGTGTCAGAAACATCGGCGCTGGGATCAATTGGCGTGGTTGGTATTTACCGTGGCAAAAGCGCAAAAGAATCCACTGAGACGGTAGAGATTGTTTCCTCGCAAAGTCCCCACAAACGTCTTGACCCGATGAGTGATGATGGCCGTGCCAAATTGCAAACGCGCATTGACTCCATGGCCGATGTTTTTGTGTCCACCATTGCCCGCAACCGTGATGTTACAGCCGATCATGTGTTGGGACATTATGGCGGTGGTGACGTGATGATTGGCGCACATGCCGTCAATGCCGGTTTGGCAGATCGTGTCGGTTCGCTGGAACGATTAATAACCGAGCTATCATCCCCTGAAACTTCAAGCCCTCCTAGTGAGGGCTTTTTTAGTTCCACCCAACCTCAACCAAAAAAGGAGAAAAAGCCCATGAACCTTGAACAACTCAAAACCGATCATCCCGATCTGGTTTTATCATTGCACGCAGAAGGATCAGCCAAGGAAAAGCAGCGATTGAAAGATATCTTAAGCTGTGAAGTTGCCGAAGGCCGTCAAAAGCTGGCGCAGGAAATTGCGCTCCATACCGAGATCAATGCCATGGATGCCCAGCATTTGATGAAGAGCGCCCCAAAAGATGGGCCAGAGAAATCGCAATCATCTTCATTTGAGCGGGTGATGTCGTCCATCCCCAATCCCGAGATCGCCCCCGATGGGGATGATCATATCGCCACTGCCGATACAGTCGCCGACCGTATCGCCTCAACCCGCTAACCCCAACAATAAAGGAGATCCAAAACCATGACACATGCTTCAGGTTTTACCGATCAGGGTGAATATAAACCCTGTAATTTACTGGCGGGGGAATATCCCCCGTTTGGGCGCACCA